GTGCCCAATAACGAAATCGCCCGGACGCTGGACGTGTCCGAAACGACGGTTTCCAATTGGGTCACGAAGGGCGGCTGGCGTGACGAACGGGCCGACGCCAACAATAAGAAGAAAGCCCGCGTCGATATGATGGGCGATCTGGTCGACTACCAGCTGGAGTCGATGCACCAGCGAATGCACCGCAACCGGCGCATGGCAAAACAGTACGCGCTAGAAGAACGCGTGATCTTGACCGCCCGGTCAATGTACATGATCGACGTCGATCAGAAAACAATAATCGACGTGCTAGGCATCAGCGAAGAGGAATTCAAGAAATGGGCAAAAGAAGGATTCTGGATAGAACGGCGGGAAAACATCGATAATGAAGGCGTACTGCAATCCATCGACAAGGGCGAAGTCGACGCGCTAACCAAGATGTTTTCCCAGATGAAAGGCAAGGAATTGACCTTCGATATGATCGTCAATCAGCTCCGTGACATTTTGGACTTTCTAAACCAGAAGAATCCTGATCTGGCTAAAGCCGTCGTGCCCTTCACCAACGATTATCTGGCAGCGAAGAAGGAGGTGTTGGCCGTATGATGACATTCAAAGACAAGAAGTCGCTGACGGAATATTACGACCTGACCAAGAAGATCGTTAGTCAGCAGCCCGGTGCCGATCCGCACGAACCAGCCGCTGTCCGCACGGCCCGGATCAATCGGCTACTGGGCAACTTCGAACAGTTCTGCCAGTACTACTTCCCGAATTTTTGCCAGTCACCGTTCGCCTGGTTCCATAAGGCAGCGGCCAAACGCATCGCTGCTGACCCGACGATCTTCGCCGTGTTGGAGTGGCCACGGGCACACAGCAAGTCGGTGTTCGCCGATGTGATGATGCCCTTATACCTGAAGGCAAAAAACGACATGAATGGTATGATCGTCGCATCAAACAATCAGCAGAAAGCCATCGGCCTGCTGATCGACATTCAGGCTCAACTGGAAGGCAATGCCCGGTACATCGCCGATTTTGGGGAGCAGGTTTCGTATGGTGATTGGTCGGAAGGGTCGTTCAGTACCCGCGACGGTGTTGGCTTTTGGGCTTTTGGGCGTGGCCAGTCGCCACGAGGCACGCGTAAGGCAGAGAAGCGGCCGGACTATATCGTGGTCGATGACATTGACGACAAAGAGATCGTCAAGAATCAGGACCGGGTTACGGAAGCCGTCAACTGGGTGCGTGAAGACCTGTTCGGTTGCTTCGATTTGAAGCGGGGCCGATTCATCATCGCGGGCAACCGTATCCACCGGCAGGCGATCCTGTCGCACCTGGTTGGCGATGTCAATGACGGCGACATCGTGAACCCGCAGATTTTCCACTGCAAAGTGTTTGCCCTGGAGAATTCAAAGACACATCAGGAAGATCAGTCGATCGACGGCAAACCAGCCTGGAAGGAACGCTTTACCCGCGCCGAACTCGAAGCGGCTTGGGCAAAAATCGGCTACATCAGCAGCCAGCGGGAATACTTTCACAAGCACATTGAAACCGGCCGGATATTTCAAAACGACTGGATCAAGTTTGTCAAGATGAACGATCTGTCGTACTACGATCACATCGTCACCTATAATGACCCGTCGTTTAAGGACACCAAGAAAAACGACTTTAAGGCTATTGTCGCGGTCGGTCGATTGGGTCGCTATTACCACGTGATCGCCATGTGGGTTCGTCAAGCCACCACGGGCGCGATGGTTACGGCGCACTACGACATGGCTGAAGAACTGGAGCGGAAGGGTGCCCGGCTGGTCGACCACTGGATGGAGTCAAATTTCATTCAGGATTTGATCCTGGAAGATTACGTGACCGAATCGGTGAAGCGTGGGTATATGCTCAACATTCGGGGCGATGACCGGAAGAAGCCCGACAAGTTCGGCCGGATCGAAAGCATGTCACCGCTGTATGAGCGCGATGTCATTCAGTACAACGAAGACCTTCGCAACACCGCCGACTTCCGCAACTTCAAAGATCAGCTGATCGGATTTCCGGCCGCACACGACGACGGTCCCGATGCTCAGGAAGGGGCCATCTGGAAGATCAACCGTCGCGCTCAGATCAATGTCCCTGTCATTTCAGGCGGTCAACGCCGTAGTAATCGCTGGTAAGATGTTCTTAACAAAACAAGATTTAGACGCGTCGATCTATCCTGAGATCGTCAGTATGATAGCCCGTTACAGCGACGCTATTATCAACATGCATATCGCGACGGCCGTGTCCGAGATCGAAACGATGCTAGGGGGTCGGTACGACATCAAGCCGGTGTTGGCTAAGACGGGCGCTGACCGGCACACCTACCTACTGAGTTTGGCGCGTGATATGGCTATTTACCATATGTACGCTCCCCAGGAAACCATTCCAGCGCACCGGGTCAAACGCTACGATCAGGCAATCGCTATGCTGGAATTGATTCAGCAAGGCAAATCAACGTTGCCGGGTGTCGACCTGGCACCGATACCCGAAAATCCAACCGTGGCCGGGCAAATCGGGTGGGGTAGTGGCACCCCACGCCCGCGCTGGGAATAGACCCCGTTTAAGTACCGTTTAAGTTTCCGCAGATTCTACGCAATCCGCAAACCAGTACAAGTACACCATCCGCACCAGATCGCGCCGTATAGCGCACGTTTTTAGATATGGCTAAGAGAAACAAGGGCACCGCCGTCGCCAACCCGCAACAGGTCGTTATTCAGAACATGGGTATCGAGGTTCGGACCATCGATCGTTCCCCGAAAGACTTGGCAAAGTTTAAGCAGGCCATCCAGTCGGCTGAAAACATCCAGATGCCACTGCGTACGCAGCTGTACAACCTGTATGAAGACATCATGCTGGATGAACACCTGACGTCGGTGGTCGACCAGCGCCGGAACGCCCTGTTCGATACGTCGCTGATTTTTCAAAAGGATGGTGAAGAAATCGAAGACGTTCAGCGAATCATTAACAGCATCGCCTTCGAACGGCTGTGTAAGCTGATCCTGGACAGCAAGCTATTCGGCTATTCGCTTATCCATTGCGACTTCACGCCCGAAACCGGCCCGATCATCGAACTGGTACCACGGCCGCACGTCGTACCCGAATTTGGTATCGTGGTCAAAAATCCCGGCGACTCCACCGGCATCGGCTATATGCAACCGCCGTACACGAATCTGTACATCGGAGTAGGGGAGCCAAAAGACTTGGGCCTGCTACTAAAGGCGATTCCGCTCGTGTTGATGAAGCGGGGTAACACGGGCGACTGGGCGAAATTCAACGAAGTATTTGGCCAGCCCCTTCGCAAGGGCACGTACAACCCACAAGACCCAGGCTCGAAAGTGCAGCTGGAAACCGCCCTGGCTAACATGGGTAATATGTCGTACGTGGTTGTGCCCGATGGCTCGAATCTGGAGATCGTTGGCAACTACCAATCGGCATCAGCTGACACGTATAGTAAGTTCAGCGATTACCAGAACAAGGCACTGTCGAAGCTGATCGTTGGTCAGACCATGACAACCGAATCAGGCAGTAGCTTAAGTCAGTCGGAAGTTCACGAGCGTGTCGCTGATCGCATTTCTTACGCTGACCGTCGATTCCTGCTGAAAGTGCTGGAGTCGGCCGTATTGCCTTTGATGATCGCGCAGGGGGTGAAGGGTGCCAGCGACGGCAACTTCCAATTCGTAACGGAAGAAGCCGATGTGTCGAAGAAAGATCGGCTTACCGGCGACATCCAAATTCACGAGAAGGTCGGCAAGATTAGTAAGGAATACTGGTCGAAAGAATACAACGTCCAGTTCGTGGACGATAGCGACGAAGAAGAAGTCAAGCCGGAAGCTGACCCCGAAGCCAATCCGACCGACGATCCGGCACCGGACGATAAGCCAGAAAAGGAAAAGCCCGAACCCGGCGAAAAACCAACGCAGAAGAACGCGGCCGGTGATGGATGGGATTGGAAACGGGCACTACTGGAGTTGAAAAGTTTTTTCAGTCTAGCCCCGACCCGGCCATAAGCCAGTTCGGGGCTGAACTGGAAACGCTCTACTTCGCCCACCATCACGACGTCGACGTGCTGACGATGGCCGATGGCGGCTTGCCCAAATTCCTGAACATCAAGAAGCTGGTCGGCAAGGCGCTGGACAACATCTTCAAGGGCTTCACTGGTCTGATCGAACCCAACCTGTTTCGCATCACCTATACCGCGCTAAGCAGTGCTATTGATGAAGGTTGGGCGTCGATCGAATACGGCAAACAGAACCCAGCCTTCGCGGCTCAGCTGAAGAAATCAGGGGCATGGTTTGCAGCTCGTAAGAGCTACCGGCAGCGTGAGGAATTAGCGGCTCAGCTGATGGACGCTGACGGCAAGACCCGCACCTGGAAGCAATTCCAGGCCGCGACGAAGCAGATCGCTGGCGACTATAACCAGAACTGGCTGAAAGTTGAGTATCAAACGGCCATCAGCAGCGCCCGGAATGCTGGTCGATGGAAGGAGTTTGAAGCTGACGCCGATCTATACCCGAATCTGGAGTATATGCCATCACGGGCGGCAACGCCACGGGAAGAACACAAACCATATTATGGTGTGATCCGGCCGATCAATGACGACTTCTGGACGCTTCACTTTCCGCCGTCTGCCTTCAATTGTCAATGTGGAATAGAATCTACCGATAAAGAAGCCACAGACGTTCCAACAGATATTGACGTACCTAAACCCGGTTTAGGGAGTAACCCCGGCAAGACAGGGAGTCTTTTTAACCTCGACACGCACCCCTACTCAAAAGGCATAGACAAAAAAAAGCTTAAAGAGATTGACCACGAAGGTGAGCAGTTAGCCGACTCGATTGACAATGAATAGTAATAGCATTATCCAAGCCCAACCCCCAACCCGGCGCAATCAACGCAACGAAGCCATACGCACGGGCTACGCCCGTGCGTATGCGAAGGGATTTCGGTCGGAGGTGATTTTTGCCAAGCTAGCCGATCAGTTTTATTTGTCGGTTAGCACGATAGAAAGTATTGTGTTTGAGCGGGGACACTACCGAACAGCCTCGACAGACCCCAAGTAACAC